GGTTGCTAACCCGACTTGCCCCCAAGCCAGATTATTTTGCTGGGTTGCAGTGAGAATAGCCCCGCTGACGAAGGTTGTATTGGGTGTTGCCATGTTTGTCTCCTTTAGAAACTGAGAAGATTAGCGTCCAAAATTCCGTAAATGGAATCATTGAGCGTGAAGTAGTTATTTTGGTCTGTGGACTCAAATTGTAGTGATATAACGTGGTTGGAGGGAGTGATATTGTGGCTTATGCCCGACACAATAAGGGTTTGAGTTTCAGTAGATGGAGTTCCTGTGGTGAAGTTTTTTACCACTGTGGCAATGCTGGTGAGGTCAAGACTTAAAGCAATGGTCTGGTTAGCATCCGAAAGGGCAGCCATCTGAGTGCTGACATTAGTAAACCTAAGTACAGGGTTCTTGTATTTACCCAGAAGGTAGTTGCCAAGTCCGGCTACTTCTGTGGTGCTGCTGTTTAGCAGATTGGTGATGTTAAGGCTTTGAGATTGGTACAGGGCAATACTTGTGGCGTCACTAGTTATTTGCTGGGCTCCGGCAGGACTCTGGGTCACTATGTAGTTATAGAGCAATTCGTCTCCATACTGCGAAAGAATTGTCTGGTATGGAATTGAACCTGAGTAACTAAATATGGCTCCGGCAACGGGGTTTAGAACACTAGACCTACCCTTAAAGGTTAGGGTTCCGTCTGCTGCCATGAACAGATAGCCCTGCTCGCTGGTATTTATTAACTGAAGGTAAGTGAGTAGGTTAGTGCCATCTGAAACGCTGAAACTTGCTGACGCTGCTGTCCCGCCTAATGTCGAAGAGCCTGTGCCAATATTTGTAGCACCTTGGTAGGCAACCTCTGTGTAAGCAAGAACGTTATTTATTCTGGTGTTTGTTAGTTCTTGAGTAGTGGTATGAGCCGTTAGCGTTGTGTTGGCAAAGACTGTAAAGTTGTCAGAACAGGCCGCGTACATTCTGTCCCCGTTGCTGGCAATGTCATAGTCCAAATTCCAGTCAGTAATTAGACCTGTGTAAATTGGGATGCCGTTGGCCAAGATTTTTATAGGGCAACGTGGCAGCACGTAGGGATAGTAGATACTGGAAGTGTTTAGTGGGTCAAGTATTCGACTGGAGTTATTAAAACTGACTGTGGCTGTGCCGGCGTTGAATTGGTCTAACTGACGCGAGCGTCCGCGAGTGATATTGACTGACTCCACAAGGCTGGTGAGGTCTGCGTATGCAAGTCCGCCAAGTGTTCCTGTGCCTGCTGGTCCTAGTTGGTTTTGCGAGATGTTGGCACCGTCTAGCACCATGGCCTTGCCGAAGCCTGTTGTAGTTTGAAACCCAACTAATACCTGAATAGTAGGTGCTGGCATTAGTAAGCAACGCCGGACGCTGGCGCAAATACGGCACCATTTTTTCTCTGTGATTTAAGGATGGCCTGCACGATATCGGCTCCAATTTGGTCGGGCGTACTTATGAGGCCAGCCTGAACCATGACAGTAACGCCGCCACCCATTCCGCCCATTTTGTCTAATGGGATTACGGCCTCTGGTCCGCGCTCGCCTATCATCGCCAACATTGGGCCACCTGTCACGATGCCGCCCTCTGCCATCATGGGGATATTAGGTACGTCGAAACCTTTACCACCAATTCCGGGTATCCATGATGGGATGTTGAAAGAGAGTTTTCCAAAAGTGTTATTCCAGATTGTGGCTATGCCGTTAAAAATTGTTTTGGCCACACCCAAGAGAAGTTTGAACGCAGGAATGGTTACTTCGTTAATCCAGTACTTAATCCCGCCGAAGATATCGTCCACAATGTCGCGAAATGGTTCAAACTTTTTATACGCGGCAAAGATGCCAATGCCTAAAGCAATAATGGCAGCAGTGATGAGCACTACTGGGTTAGCGGCCATGGCAAGGTTTACCAAGACTATGGCGGCTGCCAGCGCGGCAAAGGCACCTACTACGACCATGAGAATGGTTGGGTTGTCTTGCGCCCATTGTGCAAAGGATTGAAGTACCGGCATTAGTTTTTCAAGTATTGGAAGCAGGGCTGCGCCTATGCCTTCCTTTGCTTCACCGATTGCGGTAGACAGTTTCTTCATGCCTCCTGCTGTGGTATTGCCAGCAATTTCGGCTTGGTCCATAAACGTGCCGGAAAGGGCTGCCATCATTTCGTCAGCAGTTGCACCCTCTTTAGCCATGGCTTTAAGTTCTGGGGACAGTTTGGCTAGTGCAGCAGTGTTGCCGCCCGCAGCCTTAGCAAGTGCTTCTGTGACTGTTGAGAGGTTCTTTCCAGTACCGGCAGAGACGTCCATGGCTAGGGAAGCAAGTTCTTGGGCCTTCTGTACGTCGTGAGTTTGGCTAGTGAGTCTGCCCAAAACTGGCCTTAACTCGTCGTCCGTAATGCCGATAAGACGACCTTGCGTACTTATCCAATCCTCATTTGCTTTAATCTGTGCGTCCGTTGCGCCAGTGGTATTACGCAAAGTCTGAGCAAGAATGGCCTGTGCCTGCTCATCTTCCATAGCACCTTTAGCCGCGTCAAACATGACCGCGCCAAGACCAGCAAGTGCAGCAGTAGCAGGGATGGCTGCTTTCTTCAAGAGGAACTGAGCCTTCTGGCCACTGGTCTCTAACTGGCTAAACTGTTTCTTTGCTTTATCTATTCCTGAGCCGTCGAATTCGCTCAAAATGTTTAGTACAACACTCATTAGATACGCCCCTGATTTCCTGTAAGTAGCATTACTTTATTAACTAGGTCCTGCACTTGACGGTCCGTGTCGTCTTTAGCCTCTTCGTAAGCCTTGTAAATAATGCGCGATGGCGGGCCGTACTTGGCAACTAGGTTCGCACCCATAGTTCCCTTAACTGCCATGTCAAATAAAGTCGCCTGAGGGCCTAACCATTTAATACCAAACGTGCCTAAGTTCTGCTTAAATCCACCCGGAGCCTCTCGCACTTTCTTGCCACTGGTAAAGGCTTTAATGTTCTTACGCACACGGGCATCATTCCAAGACATAATGTCAGCACCCGACTTACCTTTCCATGAACGAGTCATGCCCGATAATGGAGCACCGGAAGGAAGCATTGACTCGGCCCTGCCTACGATTGGCTGCACGATGGTTTTGAACTCGGTAGTGATACCGCGACGCAGTTTCTTGTCAATCTTATTAAGTTCTGCCAGTGCGTCTTTTAGCCCTGAGAACTCCATGCCTAGGTCTACTGTCATGCCTTCCGACTTTCATTTATAAGTTTTATGACTGTCGAGAGGTCTTGCACGTCAAACTCTACTTCCTGTGGCCACCAACCTGTGGCAACCAGTACGCCGGCTAAAGCGTGTCGGTAAGTAGAGGCTGGATAGGGTTTTCGGGTTCCTCCGAAACTACTTCCACTGACTCTAGTTTTTTAATGAAGTCATCAAAGACAACAGGGACAACTACGCCAGCAAGTTTTGATGCTTCATATGCCCAGAAGGCCATGTCTTCAATACCAATGCCGGCTGTCATCTCTGACGCGTGGCGTTTGTATTTACGTTCCCAGAGGGTTATTACCCAGAGGTTAGTTGTAACTTCGTAGGGGCCTTCGCCCGTGTCTACCTTGAGTTTGACTTTCATGTCGGGTTCCTTTGTTTATCAGGTAGTGGCAGCGGAGTAAACTCCACCCTTCACCGTTATTGAGATTGTGGCTAATTCGCCAATTTTGTACTGAGGACTGATGTCCTCGAGATAGCAGCCCGTAAGTGTTTCAAGGACGTTGGTAGCGCTAGTAGCAGCTGAGGTTGCTTTCCATGTCACGTTGAAGGTTGTGCCAATAAGAGACTTGATTGTGGCATAAACAGAGGTGGCTGCTTCTGACCAATACATATCAAAACTGACCTCATTGTCATAAAGACCTGCCACGAACTTGGTGGATGTGTCCCCGAATGAAGTTGCAGAAAGTGCTGTCGCCTTGATCATTGGGCTAACTGCGCTGCAATTCCCTGTGAGATCAACACTGTTAATTGTTACGACTGGGTTTGAAAGTACTGTTGATGTGGCCATGAGTTACTCCTCTGGAGATGTTTCTACTGTTTTAGCAGATTCTGTGGGTGTTTTGTCGGATTTGATAAAGCCATTGTCAAGTAGGGCTTCAATGTTGATGCCTTCGGCTGGCACATATTCAGTGTCTGGAGTGCCTACGTTCTCAGCAATGATTGTGTACTTCATAATGTCCTTATGCGGTCTGGGCTTGGATAGATATTACTAGGTCATAGCAGGGATAGTCAGCGCCACCAATGGAATAAGCCGTGGGGTTGGCAGACATAACAATCACTTTGCTGTTAAGAACGGCAGCTGTGATGGATAGCAACTGGCGAAGAACTGGCAAGCCAGCAGGGCCTGAGCCAATAATCTTAACTGGGAACATCATCTTCACGATGTTGCCGTTGCCGGCGAAGATGGTGAACGATGGTGCGTCAATGAAAACAGCATTGGGAATCAACTTGGTTGCATCATTAATGACACGCAAGCCAGTGACTGCTGTCAGGAAAGCCGTCAGGTCATCCAGACCTTCGTTGAGCAGGTCTGTGTAAGCCACTAAGCGACCTGTGGGCGTGGGATGCCCAGTAACTGCTTAATCATTGGTGTCATGGCTGATACGCCTGCTGAACCCATTCCGTCAAAAGTAGCAAAGGTGTCTTGGACTGATCCTCGAGCCCTCCATAAAGCAGCTGCATACATGAGAGTCCCCAGTGTCACGTCACCGCTAGGGCTTGTGCTTAAAGAGTCACCCGTGTAGCCGGACTCTTGCCTGCGCCTCCAGCAGAACGAATTACTTGCTGAAGTTGCTTGTGTTAGCAGTGTGTAATCATCTGAAGGATTATCAATGGTTACGCCGATATAAGCCATGACTTGTGCAGCTGTTACCCATGTGCAGGTCTGGGTATAAGTCAGAGTTCCCATGGGGATAGCGGCCGAACGTTCTAAGTCTGCATCTGCGTCGTAGTACATCACCTGATTAGGCAATGGGAAAGACGCGTCAAAGAGCAAATTACCTAGTGAATCGGTACCAAGGAAAAGGTACTGGGGCTGGGCGTAAACAGTATAAGTACCGTTCAGCCCATGCCCAAGACCTGCCACAGTGATTGACTCACCAACTGCAACGTCGTTATCTGTGAGAGTCTGCACCACCGCATAGTTGTCTATGCGCTGATGAAAGTTGATCTCGTAAGTAGCCATGGCGGCTAACCGCCTTTCTGACTAAGCCTGTGTGATCTTGCGAATCATTCCCGGAATGGCAGCGAATGTGCTGGCATAAAGGTGGTAACTCATCGTGCGTCCCATGACCGATGGGTTTTCGAATGACATGAGTCCACGAATTGCTTCATAATACTCATATGCATCGCCTTGTCCTTGGCCAACTCTTGTAATGACCATAGTTTTGGCCGCAAAATTCGAATCCACCACTAATTGCAACCCAAGTGGGTTTCCGTTCCATGAAGATGCTGATGCATTTCCAAGGGCGTTCTGACCTGTAAGTCCTGCACCGATGAATGGGAACACTGGGCGACCAGTACTGTCTGCAAGTTGTCCAAGTTGGCCCCATACGTCTGGAGATACGAACATATGTGTTGGTGTCCAGTTACGGCCGTTTGAGATGTCCACTGCCGAGTCGTAAACGCTCTTGAGCAAGTCAGCAACTGACAAGTCCCATACGCCTGATGACGTTGCAGCTGCAAGCAAGTTATCGGCTGCAAGGTTGTCAGAAGCAATCATTGCCTCACCCATAAGGTCAGTCAAGATCAACTGCATTGCTGCCGGCGAAGTGAAGTCAATGTCTTGTACGGAGAGGGTGACCTGTCCGGCAAGAGTTGTCTTTGAGATTGTGTTGGCTGCAATTACCATGGTGGTTGCTGATACTGCTGAAAGTTCAGTTGATTGAGTTGCTACAGAAGTATGAGTTGTGATGGTTGGACGGATGAACGTCTTCTGCTGTCCAGAGTCTGGATACGCGCGAGCGCCCACAGCCTCAACGGTAGGCCTCAAGAAGTTCAGATCCTGTACCAATGGGCCAAGCACAGGAACAGGAAGCAATCCGGCGGTGTCCGTAGTCAGAACATCGCCAGCAGCTGCTTGCAGTGCTGTGCGGTTAGATGCTGAATAATCAGCAACTGACTTGTTCATATTTGCGAATGTGTCGCCACCAATGTGGTAGGCAGCCATGAACTCGCCGGCGCTTGGCATAACGAAGTCACGCTTGGCTTGAGCAAAGATTGGGTTAGTTGGAATTGACTCAGGTGCTGAGGCTTCGATGATTGGTTCTGACACTGGATTCTCCTGTGGTTCGGTTGCTTCAGGCTCATCGGGTGCCTGTTCTTCTGGAATGGTAACAGATTCATTTGACGCATACACGGATTCTATGAGTGCGCCCGAAAATGCTGGAACGGGTACCAGAGAGAGTTCTAACCAATCGGCTGCCGTGACAATCATTGTGCCGTCTTTTGCATTGTGGCTCTGTAGCACGTTGACGCCAACTGACACTGAATCTAGAACGCCGGCTGATGCCATGGTCAAAGCATCTGTGCCTGCTTGGGTGTCCACGATTGAAGCCGTAAACATCATGCCTTGTGGGGTTTCTTTACGGGCAGTGATTAGTCCGACTGGCATTGAACTGTTGTGGTACATGAACATTTTTGGTGCTTTGCCATCAACTGGCAGTGAGCCTTCTGCAAACTGCACTTTTGTGCCGTCAGAAACTGTGGCTGGGACGTTGTATGGGACGGCAATTCCGCTGATCTGGCGAGTAGGCGTAGCGCCTGCTTCTGCTTCTATGTCAATGGCAAAGCCTGCTGAGAGGTTGAGTTTCATTCTGCTAACGCTTCCTGTGTGTTTTGTGCTGGTTGTGGTTGGTTCATGGTGTCGGCCATTTCGTTCTCCACAAGGAAATCATCTGTATCAAAACAGACATAGGTTCCGCGTGGAAGGACATTATTCATGCTCAATGTAGATGCAATGCACTGAGCGTAAGGCTGAACGCCAAAGATGTAAAGGTCAGCACGGGCTTGTTCTGATGACTGGTATGAGTAGGCACCTGTAGAAACACCAACCAAGTATGGAGGTACCGAGCAAAGACGGGCTGCTTCAAGGGCTGAATAGTTGGCTGATTCAATAAGAAGCATTTTGTCCGGTGAGGCCGTGGTCGCTTCGTAACTCAAAAACTCATTAAGTGCAGCTGTCTGATTGGTTGCTCGAGCCGTGTTGAACTGTGCAGCCAGATCAGCAAGTTCTTGCCCTGACAGTGGTTCGCCACCTGTCTGCTTCAAGATTCCTGCTGGGATAGCACTAGAAGCATTGCGCTTACGGGCTTCACCAATAGCAAGCGCTGTAGCAATGGTTTGCTGACCGTTGTAAACAATGCCTTCAATCGGACATAGGAACTGAACAACGTCCTCGGTATTTAGATATGCACCGCTGAAAAAAATCTCCTTAGAGGGGCCAAAGGGGATATTTCCGGGAACGTCGGGAGTTGTTACAGAGCCTGCTGGAATGCGTGTAAACGCTGAAGGAAAGCCGTCTTGGGTACGTGCAGTGATATACCAGTACGCTTTTCCATAGTGCAAAAGGTCATCAAAAGTCCAAGCCATCAAAAATGGATAGGTGACGGTTGGGTCTGGCTGGCGTAGCCAAGAACGTGGTGCCAATGGAATCTCTTCCATCTCACCATCAACTTCGTTCCACATTTCGCCGTACATCTTGAGTGGCATCGACGCAAGAACTGAAGCCATAAGGTCACGCGCTCTCGAGATGGTGGCTACCTGCATAGCAGCTGCTCTCGCTTCGCCCTGTTGATACGCCCAGAAGTCGCCAATCATGTTGGCACCGCCGTAACCCACAGCAGCCTGAACTTCAGGCATTGGACTGATAGCGGCCTTGGTAACTTTTTTATCGAACAGAGCCATGATGGAAGTATGCCACTTTCAGTATGAGAATTATGGTATTGCCCTGCTCATCCCGACAACGCCCAGAGCAATACCGTTAGCAGTTTAGCCACCCACAATGACCATCATGGGTTTTGTCTTTTGCTTTGGTTTAGATACTTGAGCAACAGCCCAGACCATGACGCGACAAAGTTCTATCGGCCCCGGAGAACGCTGGCTTGAAATAACAGCCCCAGTAGGGGTCTTGACAAGTACGGCTCTAGATACATGATCGGCAAGAAGCGTTTCACCACGGTGCTGGACTGTGCCTTCGTGAATCATTGACCGCACAAGAGTTGTGAACTTTGTTAGTTCCGCGTAGCCCGTGATCGTGGTTCGCCGGCGCAAAGGCAACGGAACATGGATATCAAGCGTAGGAGTTATCAACAACTGCACCTCTGGGTTGTCCATAACTCGGGCAATCTCAAGCCACATATCAGCCTCAGTTTCAACCACAAACTCTGTCTGAACAATCACCTTGCCGTCTATTTCGGCAGCTCTCACACCCACATAACGGGCATCATCCACAGAACTATCCACAGACAAAATGCCACCATCAGGCATAGAAGTTTCTGTCTGGTTCTTTTCCCAAATTCCAAGATCAAGCCAAGCCCCTCGAGCAGTGATCCATTGGTTTAAGTGCGCCCTCAAAAATGAGTCCTTTTTAGATACTGACCTCAGCGCTTCAATCGTGATGGTGGTACCCAGTGACGGGTTAGCCCAATACCAGTTTCGCTCATCATACGGATCAAGGTTCGCCGGCATAGACCACTCAGCAAAGTACAAAGGTGACGTTATGCCCTTGTCAATATCGGCCATCGCTTGCTGGCGCATCTTAATCATTGTTTCAGAAGATTGATCACCGGCGGTACTCCAACACGAAAGAAGGGGCGACTTACGGGCAATCTGTGATGGACGCAAAGCATCATCCACAACTTCAGGATCAATGTCCCAAAGTTCGTCCACCACAATGAGATCATGAGAACCACCATGCAAAGACTTAGTGGCAGCTCTCACTTCCCAACGTGAACCATCAGGCATCTCAACACTTTTACGACCCACAGCCATAACAAGTTTTGCCCCAAAAATGTCATGCAAAATGTGAGCCAAAGACCCAAAGATTGCCTCTGCTCTGTCAAGTTTGTTGGCAACTGACATCACACTCTGAGGCCCACCTCGAATGATTGCACCCTCAGTAATCCACCACCCAAGTAACGCCTGCAAAGCAACTGACTTACCGGCTTGCCGGCTAGTGCTACACAACGCCTCACGAAACTGAAGCACCCCATTCTCAT